GGCGTCTTTGAGCCTCGCCTTCATGGCCGGCTGGGTATCATCCTGCTTTATATTTATCGTCGTCACTCCCGGGCCACCTCCTCATATACGCAAACGGGGAAATTCGGGGATAAAAAATACCAGGTTATATTCACCTGGAATAAGCCACCACCGGGAAGGTCTATTGTGTTTTGTCCGGTCATAGCACCTACCTGATTGCTCCCGGTTAATATTTCTACGCTATTCAATCCCAATTCCCCCTTGCTACGGGCATACTACCAAGGAATGCCCAATCACCACCGCTATCAAGCATCACGAACCCGCATATTGCATCAGGAGCACCGCAGACATACGGCAGATTTCTGGGCGTGTCTGTCATTGTGTCAGATACCCCGACGGTTTCCGTCTGCCGGTTAAACTTGCTCAGGATGGCGGTTTCGACCATCTGCTTCTTTTGCTGTGCACTGACCAGCGCTTTGAGAAAGTCTGCTATGCCCAGCAGGCGGCCACCATATTCAATGCGGTACGTCCAGATGCTAGGATTCGCCCAGGTCGGTGTAAGGGTTACCCGCTGCACCAGGTATTCACCGACCACACCCCGGTCAGGCAGATTTACATTTGCTATTTGCCCGGGCTGCCAGCCAGGGACTTCGGTTTCAAATGAGCCCTTTACCCGGGGATTTGCGTGTTCCCGAAGGTCTGCCATACCAGCAGCCTCTGCGGCCGTTATAGTGGTCAGGCTATCATCGGGTATCACGTGCTCGTATATACCGTCCCCGCCTTGGACGGCTGCTATAGCCGCTTGGCTGGCGTAATCCTCCACCATCGTGATCACGTCTATATCCTGCCTGGCCGTCAGGCTCATTGTGATACCTTCGACCGGGGTCGCTGTCTGAGCAGAGCACCTTATATATTTCTCCGCAAAACTCATCATGTAGTCGAAGTCTGCTTCTTCGTGCAGGTTCTCAACGCCAACAGACTTCGGTACCTCGCCCACCTGCAGGCTGACCTCGTGCGGAGGCCAGGGGAGCGTCCAGATCCGGGCCACGCCGTCAGCTTTCCATTGTACTGTCTGGGGGTCGCTTAACATGGTGCCGCCGCGAACATATACCCGGTTCCTGAGCCCCTGGGTATCGATGCTGTGCTTCCCGAACCGAAACGGCCCACCGGGTACTAATACCAACGGGGCAGGGCTGGCACTGGCGCTGAAAAACTGCAAGTCTTTGTAGTAATCCGGCTGCCAGTGCCAGCCCACATAATCGCATAACCATTTAAAGCACTCAGATGGCCGTTTGTATTCAAATTCAGCGCCAGTGCTTTCCACGGTAGGTGCACCGGATTGAACACCGTTGACGGTAAACCCGGGACAATATTTTGCTACGATGTCCCGGAATATTTCGTCTGCGGGCATATCTTCGTAGGTCTCGACTACGAGACGCCGGTCTAAAAGCGCTGTGTAGTCGTCACAGTCGACGGACCAGAGCTTCAGATCTTTATCCACCAGTTCAACTTTAACGATAATGCCAGCAAACATGCGACCTATATCATCATCCTCGATAATTACCTCGTCACCCTCGGAAGGTTGCGTCCCAGCCACATGAAAAGAACAGGTGTCGATCTGGTAGGTCAACGCCTGCTCAATAGTTAGATTGTCGTTTGCCGGGGGCCATCGGTCGACCCCAGCTACATATAGGTGTCTGGCCATGTTTATCACCTCTTATCGTATACCAGCCTTATGCAATGCCCTCATAATGACATCCTCAACCTCACGGGGGTTACTGCTGTTAATTTGAATCGCCCCAGGCTGCATAATAAGGGAAGGGGAATAACTGGACGATGTACTGTTACTTATAGAAGGCCCAAGCGTCGCCGGGGTAACCATTGCCATTCCTGCTACGACATTTTCAAGTCTGGGTAGACTGGACTTAATGCCATTCATAAAGCCCTCTATTACAAATCTGCCGTAAGAGGCCATCAGTTTTGAAGGAGACTCGATTTCAAGAGGGTCAGTTACCCCTCCATCAACAATAGCCGCCATTTCTGCAACAGCTTTTCGCAAATCATCAAATTTAGATTCCATGCCGGTAACAAAACCCATGACAAATTCCTTGCCGTATCTGGTGGAGTTCTTGGCTAATTCCTTGAACTTGTTCTGTATCTTTGTTAGCTCTTCGTCAGTATTCTTCTTAATTTCTGCATTCTTTTCTGCCCATTCGAGACGGTACTGTTCAAGTTGTTCAGAAGCATTGGCCCGGATCTCTTCAAGTTTTTGCTCCATCTCAACCCTCTGCTGCTCTAGTTGGTTAGATGCTTCTTGTCTGGCCATTTGGTTCTTTTCTTTCCAAAGGGCGACATACTGCTGTAATTGTTCATCCGTCAAGGTATTAAGAGCTGCTATCTCAGGGCCAGCTTTAGGCCCCATCTGCCTGAGTTCTTCGATCAGGCCTTCGTCCACACCTCGGGCGGCCAGGGTTGCTATATTTGCTGACCAGCCCTCGAAGCTGTCTACTTGTCCCTGCAGGTTGGCCAAGAGAGAGGCCCCCGACACATTCTTGTTACTTACCTGGTCAAATAGGCCAACAAAATTGCTGAGAGCGTCGGCCCTGGACGCCAAAGCATTCTCGTACTGCTGGGTGACGTTTTGTTCATCCTGGATAAGCTTTTCATTGACCCGCTGAACCTTCTCTTGATAGTCCTCCATAGCTGACGCCAGGTCATCCCGGTACTTTTCTTCTACAGCCGTAATTTCGTCAGCTAGACTATTGAGCGCAGTAACCTGGGCTTCCACGGACTTATCAATTGCTACGCTCATCTTCTTGATGGATACTTCCGTCTTTTCCAGCTCTACCTGGGCCAGCTGTAATTCTTGAGCATATTGGCGGGTGGTCTCATTATTCTCGCCCAGTTTCTCTTTAGCCATCTCATAGGCCGCTGTAATAACCTCAATCTTTTCTATTTGAGCATCCTTTTCAGCGTTGAGTTTCTTTAACTCGATATTGAGCTTTTCGGTCTCGGTGGCGTTATCAGATAGCTTCATGGCTTCCAGATCGAGCCTTGCTACGGTCAGATCTAGGGTGTTTGTCAGGCTAAGATTCATTGTCTGCACAGCATCGGTTATGGCCTGGGATAGCTTCTGAGCCGCTTCGGCCGCCTTATCAGTACCTTCTTCCATACCTACCGTCAAACCCTCTGCTACCCATTTGCCAAACTGTTTCATGACTTTGGATGGGGATCCGAAATCAAAAGGATTATTTATTCTTTCTTTGATACTATTGGCCAGGTTACTGGCTACTTGCTGCACAGCTGCCAGCTTTTCTTGAATTCCGTTTATAAAACCCTGTACTAAATCCCGGCCCCATTGGATTGCACCGTTTACAACCTCGAGTACCGATGCTTTGATGCCCGCAAATATTTCCATTACTGAGTTCTTGAATCCATTCCATTTATCAACAACGCCGGTCCATAGGTTAAGGAAAAAGCCTTTGATAGGTCCCCAGTTTTTAATAATCAGGTAGGCCAGTGCCCCGATAGCAGCTCCGGCGGCGAGAAATGGTAACAATGGTGCAACCGCCGCCCAGGCTGCCGTCGCCATGCCTATAAGAGCTGGAATTATGGCGACAGTGATAGCTCCGGCGACAGCGAAGATAGCGCCCTCCAGCCAATCCGGAATTATCTTCTCTATAGCTCCGGCCAAGCCTTCATCGGTCACCAAGTCTCTGAGTGTGGACAGATGCTCGGTCAGACCTTTGAGCGCATTAACGACAGGTTCTAGCAAAGGTGTCCCTATAACAGCCAAGAAATCAGTCCAGCCCTGCTTAAGGTTACCTAGTTGGTTCTGGTATCCCTCTGATTCTCTAGCCGCTTGTCCTGTAGCCCCTGCGGCTTCCTGCATTGCCTTGGCATATTCCAGCCGCGCTAACTGCTTCTGAGCCTCACCCGCATCCTTCCAGCTAATACCCAACTTATCTGAAGCGTAGGCGGCTATCTGGGTCTCATTGCCAAAAAGCCCTATAGCTTCACCGCCTTCATAGTTGCCTTTTATAAAGCTGTTTAGAGCCGCGTTGGCATCCTCATAGCTTTTGTCATAAAACGCAGCGGCATCTGCGGCTATTGTAACCCCTTGCTCTGCCATCTTCATAGCTTCTTGAGTATCGTATCCCAGGCCTTTAAACATGGAGGTCGTAGTTGTAAACGGGCCTTTCAGTCTATTGGGCAACATCCCAAATGTGTTCCCCAATTCTTCTACCGCATCTTGAGCGGTTTGTTGGACGTTGCCAAATACCTGCTCGAATTGGGCTTCGATAGCGCGGGAATTGGCAGCAGCCTCAATTGACTTCACTCCGATAGCCGTTATTGCGGCGGCGGCGGCCGTAGCTGCGACTGTGACTGTTTTTAACAATGCCTGGCTGGACTTCTCCAGCCTGCCCGCAGCATCTTTTGCTGCTTTCTCAGCTTGGGACATAGATGCCTTGAGGTCATCGTTCCTGCCACCGATCTTTACCCAAAGTTCTCCAACTTGCATAATCTCACCACCCTGCCAGTGCTTTTATAGCTTGCTTCTTACCCGATGCGGGGGTCTTTTCTTTACTCTCGCCGCTGTTCACCAACACAAAAGCGGAATTAGGCCCCAAACTTTTCAACAAAACAGAAAACCGCCTCCAGTTCATGCCTGGAAGCGATTCCATCAGGTTCATTCCGTATTCTCTTTGGAAGTCGGCCTCAATGTAGGCCCAATTTTCGAGTATATCTATGCTTGCCCCTTTACCTCCGGGGCTTGTGGGTTTCCCGGGTTATATTGTTCCATAGCCCAACTAATTAAGTCAGTCAATTGGTCAACAGTAAGGCCTTTGCTGCACCATTCATCCAGCTTACCCACGCCGAAGATCGAGGTAGCCAGGCCAAACAGCTCAGATTCGGGTATATCCTTTTTCCCGTATTCCTTCTGCATCTTTATTATCTTCAAAACCATTAAAGCCGGCAGGGAAGGGGGCAGGTACTCAGTCTGTCCAAATATTTTGAAAGGGATATTCTCCTGATTTTGCTCTGCCCAGAAGGCATCAAAATCTTTTACATTAGCCATCATATGTCCTCCTCAAATTAACAAGGCGGGTTTGCCCCGCCCGGTCATTATGCAGTCCCAAAATCAATCACGTTGTTAGCCGCCAATGCCTGGCCATATATATCATGTACTCCAATGGTTGCAATGGCGATGTAGGTGCTGGAAGCATCCAGATTACTGGTCGGATCAAAAGATACAATCTTCTTGGTAGAGTCAATGCTCAGGGTACCATCAACTGCAGTTCCGTCGGCCTTGGTTACGGTAAAGTTTGCAGCCGATACATCACTCGGGCTGATTGCGTTGCTGAAAGTCCAAGTAATGTTGGAGTCAACAGCTACACTAGCGCCTCCATCAGCAGGGCTGGTAGTTACAGTCAAAGCACCAGGCGCAGATCCAGTAGTAATATCGACACCAGTCTCATTGAATACCAAATCTTTAATATCACCATTATTCTTAGTCGGTATGGCCCTGCCTCCAGCGGAAACCTTTGCGTAGTCCTCGCCAACAAAGCTATATTCAACTTTGTTTGCCTTGCATTTGTATAGGACCACATGAGCGTCTCCAACGTCGGTATAGTCGGACTTGCCTTCCAATTTAAAATAACCAGGCTTATGGGACTTGTTCAGTTTATAGGTCTGGGTCTGATTGGGAGTTTCCCCAGAAGACGTTACATCACCGCCAATCAGGATAGCCAGTGCATCCAGACTCAACATGGAGTTCTCAAACGCCCAGTCAATGAAATCAAGTTTGCCATACTGGTCCAGTATGGACTCATCGCCACGCAATTCCTTCTCTACGAATGAGGGGGTGACCTTTAGGCTGGTAATACCGGGAATGTCCACTGCTTCTCCGTATGTAAGAGCCGTCGAATCATCAACAGTGAGGGGAAACATTTTAGCATCATCGATGCCCAGGATTACGGATTCGGTTGCTAATGGCATAATTTTTACCTCCTTGATTTATTTCTGTACCGCATTGATTTGTGGTACACGCCAGTATCGGTTTCATACAGGTCTCCAGCAAACTCCCGGACAAAGTGCAGGCCAGCCATGATATTATCCACGGCCTGAGCTATTGCGGTTGTACTGCCTTTTGACCAAACATCAATGACCATTACGGATTCGGTTGTCAGTTCACGGCCATCACCAACCAGAGCAGGGGAATTGTTCTGCTCATAGTAGGTGATGCAGGGAAATTCCGGTTCATCCGGAAGAGACATAAAAATAACCCTGCCGGCTATTAAGCTAGATAGGGTAGGGTTATTTTTCAGGGCTGATACTATATCAGGTTTTACGTTCTTCAATCTTTCCCCGCCTCCTTCAGGGCATCGGCGAAGATCTTTTTGATGTTGCCCTTATTTTTCTCCAGGGCCGGGTTAAGATAGGGCTGGGCGGCCATTTTGACGGTTCCGAGTTCGACGTATCATTTTGTTACCGTAAGGGCTTTTTATCCCTTACTTCTCATAGTTTCCTATGAGGTCAGCATACATTTTCAACCTCATGGGTTGTCGGGCACTCGTGGGCGGATTATATTCTGCAATGCAGGATCACCGCCTATGCGTTACGATGTTCAAGGTCCTTTAACTCCTTGAATTATCTCGGTATTGCCATGCCATTTAGAGCCAATTCCATGTTCTGCCTCGCTTAATGTCATAAACTATATACTTCGATATCCCAAGGTCACGGGCAATAATGGTTGCCACTTCTCCTTTACTGAGGCGCTCCTTAATTTCACTTGCCGTGGCTTCATCAATCTTATTGTTGCAGTTTTTTGTTCCTATCTGGGTGTCCCTATCTTTTCCCGGAGCTCGCAACAATCTTTTCCCCCTGTCTCCTCGGTCATATCTCGCGCTTAAAATACCGTAATTTAGCCCTGTAATTTCGGACAGTTCCATTAAGGTTATAGATTTACCGTTGTATCTAACCTTGATATTACTACGTCTATTTCTAGCTTGTGCTTTAGGCCCTGTCCACCTACAATTAGAAGGTTCATAGTTGCCGTTGTTGTCTATCCGGTCAATAGTTAGGGTATCTGAATAACCGTTATTAAGAGCCCATTCCATAAAGCTTTCAAAACTAGACTCCCATTCTTTACAAACAGTTATGCCCCTGCCGCCATATCTTGGATAACTGGCATCATCTAGGCTATTACAACGTTTCTTTATTCCTTGCCAAGTATGGTATAGCCTTGTTTTGCTCATCTTATGGGAATGGTGTTTAGTTAAATTAATGCGGTCTTGTTCATCCTTCAAGCATCCGCAGGATTGAATAGCCCCGGCTTTAATGCTATCACTTCGCACTGTTTTTGTATTACCACATTCACACTGGCATACCCAATAACTTTTACGCTTACTTCGGGTTTTGTCTAATTCGACAACAGTTAACCTTCCATACTTACGGCCTGTTAAATCTTCTCTCATGTGGTACACCTCCCATTGATATTGTACCACACTCTATATATGTTTATAACATTTGTTCCTAAAAGGTTTAGGTTCCACCGATATTGCCCGATTTTTACCTCAATGTCGCCATTGAGGGCGGCATACGTCTACCGCATATTCCACATTGGTGCCCACCCGGGCCTCTTTCTTTTCCACCTCGTGGGTGATAGAGTTCCGCAGGTTGCCAGTATCAACCGGGGCTAGGTTCTTAGCGGCTCCCTCTACAACAAGGGCAGAGGCTTCCAGTGCCTTACTGATGGCATCTTCCATGCTCTTTATTACCTTATCGCCATACCATTTTACCTCTGCCATCATATCACCTCAGGTCTGAGCAATATTTCCATGTGACCCCGATAAGCGGCTACATAGCGTATCTCATAGTTCCTACTGTCATGCACCACCCGCCTGGCCAGTTGAACAGCATCCGAGGGATTGCAAAACATTCGGGAAGTAATACCCGTCTCAACTATTCCATATTGCCTCTCAGCAAGTTCACCGCCCAGGGGCTGAATGTCTGCCCTGATGGTTGCCGCCTTCTTCCAGGATTCCGTAGGTACCCCTTCGGAGTCATAACTGGTAGTCTTGGACTGAACCTCGACAGAATAGGGGAGTTTACTGACAGGTATCATAGGAACTTCACCACCCGGTAACGCCGCAGCTGGCTCTTGATACTCTTGGGGATGTCATCGTCTCCAAAGTTTGTGGTCGAATATGCTCCTGTAGTTCCTCCCTGTTTATATCGGTCAGCGTTGCGGTCATAGAGCACCACGGCTAGCCTGACCACCACTGATTCAGCCTCGACCGGAACGTCCTCCCGGTTGCAATAATCTTTGAAAAAGGCTTGTGAGTCGGCCAGTATAAGGGCAAGCAGGTCGTCCTGGCTGAGGTCATCTACCGGTATTCCCAGGCGGGTTTTTATTTCTGGTACAGTCATCTAGCCACCTTCTTTCAGGGCCTCCCGTAGTTCTTCGGTGTTCATCTTGTGATAGCCCTCGATTTCACGTTCCTTGGCAAGTGCCCGGAGTTCCTGGTAGGGCATATCGTCCAGGACCTTTTCCGGTACCTGGATTTCAACAGTTTCAAGTTTGGTCGCCTCTTCTGCGACCTGTTTAAGCCGCCTCATGCGGTTAAATCCTGCAAGTCCCATAGTTTCACCTCACTTATGAAAAGGGGAGGGGACTAAGCCCCTCCGATTATGCCAGGGTATGAGTGAAAGATACAATCCTGATGTTCTTGTTCTCGTATACGCGAGACCAATTAGCCGCATTGGCTAACTCTAAGTTAGTCGGGCTCGCTCCGACTACAGCTGCATCTTGGAAAGCTACTCCCCGGGGATGCAGGATAAAATGTTTGCGGTTAATCAGGATATCATCACCCTGCAAGCTGTCACGGTCGGTTTCAGTGGGTACCGGGGCCCCGCCATTGCCGTAAGCAATGGCACTCTCGCCAAAGAGGTAAGAGGTGTATACGTTGTTTGCAACCGGACAGCCATCATCAACGATAACACGTTTTCCCAACAGGGTCTTTACGCGGGTGGTACCGCCTTCGATGACGTCCCACACGATTAAGCCCTGTTTTATTAGGCTGGCCTCGGTAGCAGAGTGCATCATAACTCCAGAAAGTTTGTCTTTGTTGTCGCCTAACAGCTGCTGAGCATCAACAAAAGTAGATGCAGTAAAATCGGGTACAGCCGGGGCAACAACCGCAGAGATATCCAGTGCGTTCCCGGCCATGTTGGCGGCTCCGAAGATGCCAGCTAAAGTGGACAGCAGAACAGCCTGCATTCTGCGTGCCCAATAGGCGGCTACGAGGTCACCAATGGCTTTCAGAGGGTCGTCACCGGACAGCGCTTTAGCCAGGTCGTTTACACCCCAGGCTTTCCCTCGCATGAGTAAACACGCTACGTCCTGCCCGGAAGTGATAGCATTCACCTGCAACGGGTTCTGGTCGCTCAATACTTCGTCATTACCAGATAGGTCATTCCAGAAGGGCATATTCAGCAGACGACCACCACTTCTGGCCAAGGCATCAAAAGCAGGGTCTCCCTGGATTATTCCACACTGGTACAATTCGGATAGTTCAGCAGTACGCTGGACCACATAAGGATTAAATACCTCAGGGACAATAACATCAGCTATACGAGTCGCCGGCATAGTTCATTCCTCCTTAAAATTATGCTTAGGTTTCCTAAGCGGTCAATTTAACAATAGTTGCAGTTATCTCAGGGGTTATAAAATTCTTCCCTGCTTTGCTTACGGTCACCTTAAACTTGTAGCTGCCATTAGCTTCGGCTGTTGGTGCTGTGTAAGCGGTCTCGGCCACAACATAAGCGCACCCGTCAAGCTCCAAGGCGTCGATAACCTTTGCAATTTCAGCAACGATTTCCACCTTGGTCTCTGCCTCTTTGCCTGCCACAACAACATCGTCACCATTCATTGAATAGGTTGCAGCATTAATTAGCCCGCCTACTATGTTTGTGCTAAACTCACCGGATCTGGGCACTAGAGTTTGATTGATAAACAACTGGGTATAATGCTCTTCATCGGTGAGTTTGCCGTTGCGATGCCTATTTGCTGATAGCTTTGCGCTTATTGCGTTTATAACTTCATCGATCTCAGCCTTACCTTTTGCCAAGTCTGCTGCAGTATAAGCCTTAATATCGGCCCATGCCATAGGCCCACCTCCTTAATTATTTGGCTTGTGCCTGTAACTGTTTGGCCAGCTCGGGGTTATCTCGAAGTAGCCGGCCCTGCTCAGTCAGGTTAAAGGTTTCTTTCTTCCAGGGGTTAATCTGGCCGGTACCGCCACCGCCCCCCTGATTAGGTGATCTGCCGCTGTCCTTAAACTTAGCTTCAACGGCCTTTTCCAAATACTGCTGCCAGATGCTTTCTAGCGCGGTCAGGTTGTTAGTTGTCGTTTCCTCATCTTGCCCCACAAAGTACGCCACCAGATCCACAGGCAGGCCCTTTTGTGTTGCGAGTGTAGTGGCTTTGTTAACCAGTTCGCTGCGTATCCTGGCCTGTTTCTCTGCCTTCAGTTCATCTTCCAGTTTCCGCATGCGTTTCTGGTCCTCGGTTTCCCCTGGGAACTTCTTTTTGATTTCTTCATCCAGCAGGGAAGGTAAGGTCTTTTCTTTCCAGGTTTCCAGTCCTTTCGTGAAGTGCTGGTCTAACCGTGGTTGTAATAGCTTCTTGCCATCCTCGGTGTTTAAAAACGCAGTAACGCCCTCCGGTGTCAAAGGATATAACCCCTTGAGGTAGTTCTGTACTTCCTGGTTGTCCTTGTTAGCCTCGATAAATTGTTTGAGTTCTTCCAACGTCATAAATATTTCCTCCTCTTATTAGCCCTCCCAGTACGCGCCAGGGAGTGCATTAATCAACTGGTTCATAGGTCTGCTCGAATATGTCAGGCTTACAGGGGTAAATTTCGCCCTGAACGCCCCTGATAATGTAGTCGCCATAGTCTCCACGCATTGTGCCTTCGAGTGTCTTAATATCGCAATATGTTTGCCCGTAATCATCAGAATGAAGAATTACCTCGTTTGCAGTAACCTTGTCCATGAACCAATCTGGTATAGGGTCAATACCCATCTTAAACACCTCTACAACCACAGGTTTCTTGCGGTACTCAGCCATTTCAACCCTCCTTTTGGTCAATAAAAAAACGGCCTATTTCTAAGCCGCTTTATCATCATTTTGGTCCCGACATTTATATCGGTAGCATCTGTATAAATCCCTTATTCGCGCGGTTTTCACGCAGCACGCGAACTTGTACATAGGCAATCACCCGCCTTTCGCTAATCAGCCGGTTCATAGGTCTTTTCGAATATATCCGGTTTGCAGGGGTAATAATGTTCTCCGTCCGCTTCTGGAATAATATAATCACCGACCTCAAGGTTAATGATTTGATTATCATGTATTGTATGAACATGAGGTTCGGTATTGCCCGCACAATAACAGCTTTGCGAGTTACACATTCCTTTAACCAGTTTACCGTATTTGGTATATTGCTCTGCCTCAATAATAACAGGTTTCTTTCTATATTTGGCCATAAGTCAAACCTCCTTACTTATCCAAAAAAAACACCCGCCAAAGCGAGCGTCATACACTAAGTTATTAAAATAATTCCTCCCGGCCCTCCAGGAATGCCCGAATATCCAGGTCCTTCCTGAGTGCCCTCCGAACCTCCATGTAAATAAAGTCCTTTAGTGGTGCCGGTGTCAGTTCATGCTGGTAAATCCTCTGGTATAGATGCAACAACTTTCTTACTATACTAACTTCATCAAGTTCCATCTTCTGCATTTGGTTGTCTGGGGAATGCTGTCTCAACATCTCTTTGAAGTCGCCGAAGTCCATTTTGTCATCTGAGATATTACCACCTCCCAAACTACTTTACTGTATTATTATACCATTCTTGGTAGGTGATATTCGATATCACAACATTCTTTCCGGTTTTTTCATCCCGGGCCCGGCGTAGGGTAGGGGACATACCTTCAATTTCTGCCCTGACCGTACACCGGCAGTTGTGTGCCACAGCACCCTTGAATTTTTGGACTTTTTGCGGTACAATGGCATTAGTAATATATACGCTATTACTTGTTTGGAGGTTATAAACATGACCAGAAAATTTACGCACATTGACAGCAATTACGTTGTCGAAACTTATCTCGCTGGAACTTCCGAAAAGGCTCTTGCACAATCCCTCAATGTTAGCCGACCTGTTATTCGCCGCATCTTGCAGGAACATAACGTCAGTTGCCGCAATCGTAGCGAGGCTATGTTTGTCAGAATGGCGAACACCCCCCCCGAAGAACGCAGCGCTCTCGCTGCCGCCGCTCATAGTGCCGTCAGAGGGAGAAAGAGAACTGCTAGGGAAATGTCCAAAAGTGCTGTCACCAAGCAAGTCACCCTCTCTAAGCTCGGCAAGGGAGAGTTGGTCTTGGCTGAGATGCTTCGGGAGCGCGGGCTTAACCCTGTTGTCCAGCTTGCTTTTGAGAAATATAATATCGACATCGCTGTTGAACCCGTCGCCGTGGAACTGTGGATTGACCCCGCGAGCCCTCTGCTTAGACACCGTGCCAACAATATCCGTAAGACTAAACGCCTTACCGAATGCGGTTGGTCTGTTGTATGGGTATGGGTTACTCGCGGTAATTGGCTCAGCGATGGCGCAGCAGACTACATTGCATCCTTTTGCCACGAGATTAAGAGGCAGCCATCCTTGCTCGGTCAATATCGGGTGATTAGGGGTTCCGGCGACGATTACACCAGTCGTAGTTTTAATTTCAATTAGCTCGCCCTCATACCACCGTTTTGTCGCTCCTTCAATCGGGGATTCGGAATAAACGCACATATCACCAGGGAAACAATTGATGTCCATAGATGCAATACCGAACCCGCCCGGGTACATGGCGGTCATGCCGTCCATTTTAAAGGGCTGGTCAGCTTCTGCCTTCTGGCCGTCAAGCGCCCGGTGTCGGTCTCTGGTCCTGCCGTCTAATGTACTTATCCAAACCCTCTTGAAAACCAGGCCCTTTTCCGCTGCCTCTTCAAAGGCGGTTTGGGTTCCCTGGCTTTGTGCCCGGTGGGTCTCGGTCTGGACTATCCTTATAGCCTTACTGGCCCCGATGTCAAGTCGTTCTTTCACTGCTCGGGCTGTTTTGTCGTATGAATAACCCTGGACAATGCCCCGGCTTATTTCCTCCCGTATTTGCCTAACCAAAAGCCTGGCATTATCTTTGATTCTTTCCGGCCAGGTTATGAGGTCGTAAGGGTTTAATATTGCTGCCTCCACTGCCTGGGGTTTCAGTAAGGTAAAGCTAAGCGATACCTCGGCCCCGGTTTCAAGCGCCCAAGCTGAACGGTAGTAGCTTTCCTGGAATACCTTTTTAATGGTCTTTTTGGTAGTCCGGGCCCCTGTCCCGTTTAGTTTGCTAACCTCTTTAGCTATTGCCGCCTCTAACTTCACTAACCGCCCGTATTTCATCATTTCGGCCATGGTAAGTGCTCCGGCTATGGCGTATTTCTCATATGCCAGGGCCAACTCTGCCCGGATCTCTTTCAGGCTTTCCCGGTAGGCTTTGATGATTTCTTTCTCGGCCTGCTGCTCCAGTTTTTCGGCGGCTTGTTCACCTTGCTTGAACTTATCTTCCAGGCTCACGAGGCATCACCACCAGGGTAATCAAAGTGTTCAGCTACATTCCGAAGGTCGGCAACCTGTTCTCCCGGACTTTTCAAACATAACTGGCGCAGCATTTCGAGGGGGAGGCATGGTTCAATATTGTGATGACACGTATCTTTTTTAGAACATAGCTTACACAAATCTGTTTCCCATTCAACAGAACGGTCAAATTTAAGTATCTTCGCCACCACTGCCACCTCCAGTGTCTAAATCATCCAGATCCACCAGCCCCTCTGCATCCTTTGCCATCTCCTCCATCTCCCAGTCCACATCATCCACAAAGGATAGCTGGGACAGCCGGGTTCGCTCGGACACAGTACCTTTCAGTTGTGCGGTGCTGGTTGCCTCATCTAGCAGGTTCACTGGCAGGTTGCGCTTGAACTGGAAGAAGATGTTGGTATAGTCCACCGGGATTCCTTTCTTGGCCCAGGCGGTGGCCAACACCTTGAACTGCTGCCGGAGTGCGGCCGTCATTTTGCGTTCCAGCGTGATGGACTTGTTTTCCAGAGCCATGATTTTATAACGGATCGCAACCCCTGACAGGTTGCTGGCAAATGATTCATCCGTCATATTGACTGACTTACCAAAGCGCATTATATTCCCTTCCAACCGGTTCAGATGGTTTTCTATGGCAGTATCGTTCATGATTTTTGTGATAAACTCAATACCAACGCCTTCACTCTTTTCATCCAGGCCGAAAGCTCCGGTCTTCCGGGCCTTGGCAAGCGTCTCCTCATCAGGGTCATAACCATAGAAGGCCATATAGGCCAGTCTGAACTGCTCGATCTCGCTATTCACATCGGACATGGTCCGGTCATAGGCATCAATCAAGTTCAGAACCTTCTCGGCGTCTCCCTGCTGCTCCTCATTGTTGGGGAATATGATCACCGGTACCAGATCGAATAAGTGAGGCTGCGGATTGACTGGCTCTGATACATCCAGCACATATTCGCCCTTCTCATTCTCCAGGTAGTAGGTAACATACTGGTCATCGTACCACTCAACTCGGGTCCTGATATTTTCCTTATCGCCGTCCTTGATGGTCACGTCATAGTACCTGAGGGCGAACTGGGGCTCGTTAATACTCCTATCATAGACCAGTATCACTTCCCAGGGGTCGGCCTTCATGGCCCGTTCCTGGCCGTTTCTGTCTATGTACAGTAGTCGGGCAGCATATCCGCAAATAGTAGCCATTTTGACGGTCTCAGAGTCCAGGTCGTCGATGCTATTTCTCAAGGCGAAGTCAGAGAGAGTAGCGTTGACCTTCTCGGAACCCTGCTGCGCTTTATCTACCTGGTAACTGATGGGGTTACCGATAAAATAGCCGACTTTTGTGTCGACTATCTCAGAATCAAAACTGTTATTCAGTTTCCGGTTGATCTTGTTCTCATCCTCAAATTCCCGGTTGAGGATAGGAAGGTCATCTGTCTTATATCGGTTGTACAGGCCCAGCATCTTGGCCCGGGTTGGTGCATGGTCAGCAATAAGGTCCTTGATTATCTGGCTGGTTACCTGGCCATTTAACTGGACCAACTCTTTAAGTATGTTCTGCAAATGTTTCACCCCTTTAATACAGGCTCTTAGCGGCCTTGAGCTTGCGCTCTTTCATGTCATCCTCACATGCATACCTGGCAGCATCAATAGTATGGTTGTCCTGATCCTCAAGCTCACTCCTGATATTACCGTCCTTGTCCACCTTGTAGTCTATATTCTCAAACTCCCGGGCGACGTTTGGAGTGCGCTTATAGTCAATAACTATCTCCTCTAGGTCGTCGAGCCATTTTTCTCCATACTCAACGCTGCCTGGCCCTTTCTGGGCTCCATAACACTTAATACCGTAGGTCTTAAACTCGGCTATACTTTTGGGCTCTGCTGAATCAGCAGTAACCCGGCAATCATTCAGCCCCTTGATTTTTATCTGCGCGGCTGCTTCCCGGTTGCTGAGCTTAACACCATAGACCTCATCAATGAAAAACAGCCGGCGCCTTCGCTTGTCGTAATGTAATCTGACAAACGCGAACGGATCGGCTGCATAACCCCAGTCTATGCCTTGTCTTATGTTGTCGAAGGATCTGATCTCATCATCTGCAATAGGCCGGAATACCAGATTATCGAACGGAACCACTCCACCACCTATGGCCTCACCCAGATAGATCCACCGGTATTTATGTTCACTCTTGGCTTTTACTTCTGCCGCCTCTTCCCGGAATGCCTGAGAAACATATGGGTTATCCAGGAAGGTGCTGTGATGAACCAAGGTGTTAGAGGCTAGGAACTGAGTATTATATTTCTTATTAACCCAGTTCTGCTTTCGCTTAGGTGGGTTATAGCTAAAGAATATACTGTACTGCAACCCTGCCGGTAGTTCAGATCTCAGGATTGAGTTGACGATAGTATCAACCTCTTCCTCGGTCTTGAACTCGGAAAGCTCCTCTATCCATAAATGGGTGATAGGGAATTTACTGGTCTTGATTGACTTAATTTTCATGGCATCATCAGCGCCACGGAAGAGTATTTCATTGCCCCGAGGAAGATATATCAACTTCAGCGGGCTTTTTCTGACCTTCCAGTACTGCGAGACCTCCAGATAATCTATAGCCCATTTCAACTGCTCAAACACACTGGTTTCAAGGGTGCTGCCCACTTTCCGGAGAGCTATGGCGTTCACCGGGGATTTCATCAGGTCCAAGATGATCCTCTCGCTGACAGTGGTTGACTTTGCGCTGTTCCGGCCACCCTTAAGGACCTTGTATAAATACTTATCGCAGTCCCTCCAGAAGCCATGAAAGGCTGGCAGCACCTTATCAGACATCTTGACTTGAATCATTTTATATCATCGATGATTTGGACACCGACTTCCGCATTTATATTGATATTATCCCTGAACATCCCCAGATGTCGGCCCACCATCTCTAAAGCCCGGAGCTTATCGTGCAGCTTGACCTTTTTGGTTCGTTTAATGTAATCACCGTAATTGATCTCGGTCTCGGATATTTCAGACACGATAGTACCATCAACCTCATCGCTGGGTTTTACGGTGATCTTCCCGTCTTTGGTCCAGGAAACAACAGATTTGAGGTCAGCAAAGCCGATCTTGGCCAACTCTTGGAGCACCATGTCCTGGGTGATCTGCGTGCGCTCCGACCTTTCCCGCATGGCCTCCTGAATAGCCGCCTGGAGAACAGGTTTCGACAAGTTTTCAGTAGCTATTCTATTGGCTGTCTTAGAACTGTACCCAGCTCTAATCGCGGCCTGAGTGGCGTTTAAGTCCACCAGGTATTCCTTTACAAATTGTTGCTGTTTTGAAGTTAAATTAGCCACTCTTATCACCTCCCTAGGTAATCATGCCAGCTTCCCACCCCTGCAAAATACGAGATGTATATCCCCACAGTGTCCATAATTGAACCTCTCATCACTAAAGTGACGAGATTCCTGCTTCAAAGACTTCGTAACCTCCATCTCCACAGGCTTAAAATCCGATAGTCCCTACCGTACTATATTTAATTTAAGATGCTAATCCTAATATTCTCATTCCTTCATTTTTAATATTCTTTGCTGCATTTTCATCTCTATTATCAAAAAGCCCCCGGCACCCCGGAGGCTTCTCTGCATACTTCTACGTGTACAGTATATCATGTCAAGCCTATGCTGTCCAGTGCCAAAATAGGCTCATTTTTTAAAATTTGGTACTTATCATTAATAATTTTAATGTCGATCTCAAGTATATCCAAGATGTGCATACCCCAATCAGACCTAAAGAAGCGTCTAATCTCATTTTTCATGCTTCGATTGTCATTCTTGCAGGCTTGTTTCCAATCATCCTGGGCTTGTCTAATGATTGCCGCATAAACCCTTTTAACATCAGTTTTATTTTTACTCATCACCACAACCCCCATCCCTCTGCCACCCCCCGAACTAACTCATGTTTGGCTCTGGCTACCTGCCGGGCACTCACGTTGGCTCGCAAAGCTATCATAGTGTTATCCCGCCATCCCTCAGACCAAATCGCTTCCAGTACCGCCTGATCCTGTCCCATCTTGGCTGCTTCCATAATCCCCACTGACCTCGTTAAATATCTGTAGTATGGGTTATTCAGGGCCTTTTCCCGGGCTATGTATCTACCCTCCTGAGGCCCTTGACCCAGATGCACATCATGCACCCCGGACGGATCCGGTAGACTCCCCATCCCGCTCTCTTCATACACCGCCTGGATATCGGCCTTAGCATTGGCGTAGGCAACTTCGGTTAGCGGGTAGTATTTTATTTGGTCGACGCAGAACCGCCAGACCTCGCGTGGTATCTTAGCCATTTAATCCCCTCCTACTTCGCTAATTTCAGCCTGTCCGGCACTGTTGCCGCCGTATCCAATCTACAGTTCTCTCTCCAATACTGACACGGCCCGGTCTCTATTCCACATACTGGCGCAAGTACTAAAACACTATCCGGATTTTTATCTTTTACTATTTGCAATGAGTCCTTCACTTGTTCAGGTGATACGTTTATATAACAGGTTTTCATTGCCTATACCTCCTTTCTTTACGCAGCCTGGTACTTTTCAATCCTGGCCCTCACTGCCTCCAGTAAAGCCTTCTGGCTGACATACCTACCAGCCAAGGCCTTCATCACGGCTTCATCAATAGTTCCCTCTGCTATTAAATGGTGAACAATTACGCTTTTATCCTGGCCTTGACGATATAGCCTGGCAATAGCCTGAAGATACAACTCTAGGGACCAGGTCAATCCAAACCAAACTATTATGTTTCCTCCAGCCTGGAGGTTCAGGCCATGGCCGGCGCTGGCCGGATGCGCCAACATAACTGGTATTTTTCTCTGGTTCCACTTCTCAATGTCATCCTCTGTGTCCAGTACCCGGGCTGTAGGTATATGCTTCAGTATCCTATCTCGGTCGTGCTGATAATTGTAAAACACCAGCACCGGCTGGCCGTTTGCAGCTTCCAGAATATCATCCAGGGCCTCGAGTTTAGCCTGGTGGATTTCCCGGGTGGATCCATTTTCGTCATATACCGCACCGTTGGCCATCTGCATTAATTTGTTAGATAAAATCGCCATGGTATCTGCCGTTATATCGCCGCCGGCAAAAGGCAAAAGTAAATTCCTCTCCAGCTGGTCATATTTTGCCCTGGCCGCCTCCGGGATCTGGACCATAACCTCTCGATCAATCCTCTCCGGCATCTGCAGCCAGTCTTCGGATGACATACTTACGCATAAATCCTCCAGCTTGCTGTAGATTGCTTCCTCGGCTCCCGGTTTTGGGTCCCAGCTAAATATTACAGTCCGGTTCCGCTTTCCCGGGTCAAAGTACCGGCTCCGGTACCCGGTAACTGTTTTACCCAAGCGCTCGCCCTGGTCCAGGAGATAAACTTGTGGCCAGAGATCAATCAATCCGTTTGGTGCCGGCGTACCGGTTAGGCCCACAATGCGTTTTATACACGGCCGCACCTTGCGTAGGGCTCTGAACCGTTTAGCCTTACTGGACTTGAAACTGGACAGCTCATCGATGACCACCATATCAAACGGCCAATCCTTCCCGTACAGGTCAACCAACCACTCCACGTTTTCCCTGTTAATTACCCAGATATCAGCTTTAGCCTGGAGGGCTGCCAGGCGTTGTTTCTCAGTTCCTAGGACCTTACTGATTCTCAGGTGCTTCAAGTGATCCCACTTCCGTACTTCATCGGTCCAGGTTTTTTGCGCTACTCTTAAAGGTGCTATTACTAAAACCTTTTGCACGTCAAAGTAGTTATACAGCAACTGGTCTACGGCAGTCAGTGTTGAAACGGTCTTACCTCAACCTAAGCCCATATCCAAAAATAACCCTACAGCTTCCTGATCCAATATTCTGCTTGTTGCGTATTCCTGATAAGGGTGTGGACTGAACTTCATTAGGCATCACCTCCCGGTTTGAATTCCTCCTGGATAAAATTCTTTATGTCCTCAATGGAATCAATCTTATAAACTTGAAATCCTAGTGTTCTAAGTTGTTTAGCTCGTTTTAGCTGCAATGGCTCTAAAGGTTTACCTGGAGCCTTCATCTCTACAAATATCGCTCGTCCTCCCGGTTTTAAGACTAATCGGTCTGGCACTCCACGCTTACCTGGTGAAACAAACTTCAACGCTCGCCCACCATGTTTTTTCACTTCGAGTCTGAGTCTTTTTTCTAAACTGCTTTCCTGCATATTCATCCCTCGTTTTAATTGATACCGAGATACCGATTTTTCCTTATGCGTGCGCGCGTATAGCGTACAGGGGTGTTATTTCTATATATTACATACTGACTACAAATATAGGCATCATAGGTATCATTAGTTTTCAGCCCTAGAGTATTGGGGTTTTTAGCTTGTTGCCGATAGTTTTTAAGTCGGTATCATCGGAATCAATTTTTTAGCTGTAGGTTTAAGCCATCGGCATCATTTTTTAACTTTGATACCGACTTTTTTCACCTATCGGCATCAGTTTTTATATAGGCCCTTTGCATACCATAAAGGCGGAATCTTAACTTGCCATCCTTGTTTCCCTGATACCGTTCCCAGCCTTCAATCTGTTGCATTAAGCTGTGTACTTCATCAATTTCAAACCGCTTGGCCATAGCCAGATCCTTACAAAAGCGTTCACTCCAGATCTCTGCTACACAAACTCGGTCACGTTCTACGGTTCCTTCAGCTGTACCAAACTCAGTGCCGTGTATAAACTGCCGGCGTTCGCCCAGGCCCATGTCTTCCCAGTTCTCAGGCAGTAGCCGGTCCAGGTATTCCTTTATCAGCCCTAGGCGCTCATCATTTTCCATAGCCAGCTTCTGCTGCTCCAGAGCTTCCCTGGCCACATCACCTGTCAAGAATAGTTCCTCTCCAGCTTTCCACGTCTCCAGCGCTTCAGCCCATACCTGCCCAACCGTGTAGTCATTCAGCGCCCAGGGCGCCCTATCTGGCTCCACCCCACGCACCTGCACCGGCCAAAAACGCCGATTCCCGGTACTATCCCGCAAGAATCCCATGTCTGCATTAGTGCTGCCTACTATGATGCACTGCCGGGGATATTCAACTGTTCGACGTCCAAAGGCAGGTCTGTATTTGTCCGTCTGCCGGCTCAAGAAGGATTTTACGGCCTCTACTTCTGCCTTTTTAATCCCAGCCAGCTCACCTACTTCCAGGATCCAGGAGCCCTGTAATTTCTCAGCTGCAGTTTTATCCTTCATATCATTCATGGATAGGGAGTCCGTAAACCACTTACCGCCCAGCTTTTGAAATATGGTGCTTTTCCCTATCCCCTGTGGGCCGCGCAGAACAAGCATACAGTCAAACTTACAGCCGGGATTCATTACCCGGGCCACTGCGGCCGTGAAAGCCTTTTTGGTAACGGCTCGGGTGTAAGAGCTATCCTCTGCGCCCAGACAATCAATTAGCAGCTCCTCCAACCGGGGAATACCGTCCCATTCCGGCAGGCCATCCAAATACTCTCTGACCGGATGGAATGATCGTTCATGGCTTACCGCCGCCAGAGCATCGCTTAATTTTGCGGGCGACCAGATGTTATAGACCTTCTCCAGATAGACCCGGAGGCTCGCATCGTCATCATCACTCCACGTTGGGCCCTTCCACTCCTCTGGTTTTCGCCAGGGCACTTGGTATAATAGTGCGACTGAGCTTTTATGGGCGTTGTAGGCTATTCCTTGCAAGTTTGGATCATTACGCAGTATCAGCACCAGGTTAGCTAGGGATGCCACCAGCTCACCTTTTTTGTTGTACTCCAGCTGCTTTAACCAGGCCTCAGTATCTTCTACAACTTCAAATTCTTCCTGAGCACTTGCAAGCTTCTCTGTCCCCAGGGTGACCTTTACCTGTTCATCAGCCAGGCAGAATTCCTGCATAGCTAAATAGGAAGGTAGTTTCACTGTAGGGGTACCTGGCTCTGCTTTTTCATCCAGCTCACCATATTTGTGGATCCGGACCAGGTCATAACTATTAACCAGCCGGCCGCCGATCGGATCTGTTCCATGATGGCTGTAAACGAATTTCCCATCATCGTATACAACCAGGCCCCCAGCCGTACTGCCGGGTATAAAAGTATACCGGCCTTCCCTGCACTCCTCATACACATCACTAAGAAAAGTTTCTATGGCTTCCTCTATAGAGTAGGTTCTGCAAAAGGCCCCAATTACTCCGGGCTTTTCCAGTGGGTCTCCCTGCTTATCGGCTAATTTTTGTCTTTTCTGCTGTACCCGGGATGACTCTGGCCAGAATGATGGGTCTCTCCAGTCCGGGTACCTGGCTAGTACCTCATCCGGATCCAGCCAGGGGCCATCTTGGTGCCTGAAAACGAACTCACCGTCAGCTGAAGTGCTAGGCCAATACATTAACCTGTGTGGCTCATAGGTTGTGTCATCAAACATATCAATACCAAGGTCAGCTGCTATCCTTCTTCCAATTGCTGGGTATTCATCTGGAGTAACCGGTCTGGCCAAGGGGATTACTAATCGTAGCCGGGGATTCTCTGGGCTGTGCTTGTGCGTACTATAGATAGCGCAACCGAAGTCACAGAACAATTCCACAGACGCCCATAGGTCACCCTGTACGAAGTCTGCATCCAGGGTAAGCACCTGCCGCCAGACAACTGCATCAGCTTTTCTCCGGCCGCCTTTTAAGGTGCCACCCACAAACCCGCCCACATCCTTAATGGCGTCCTGCTGCGGCTTGGTCATTTTCTTATACTCAGCCAGGGTTTCCCGGGTCCGGGTAGTCTGGCTGAGCTTTTGTAAGAGCTCAGACCAGAGCATTTCCCGGTTCTTCCAGCTGGTCTCTTTCCGGCTCCTGCCGGTGGCAATGGTGATGGTTCCATCGTATTTGAGTTTGCTAGGTAGAGGATCTGTTAGGCTCAATCCCATCACCTCAATCCTTTCTATAGTAATAAGTCTCATACCCATCAGCCGGCAGCGGCAATCCTGGAGCCCAGTCAAGCGGCTGCCCCATTATACGGCAGACCTCTTCCAGACAATCATCACCCTCTGGAGCTTCTATAATTACTTCATCATGTACGTGCATCACAATCTTAAAGCCGCGTTCATCCAGTCTCAGCATTGCTTCAGCCAGGCAGTCTCGGGCTGTTGCTTGGATGATGTTCTCCACCAATTTAGGGCCATAAGTTTTTAACCTGGTCCATTTCCCTTGTTCGTAACCTTCATAAGTAATAGTAGGTTTATTGAACCTTATATCATTTTCTATCCTAGGTCTGACATAAGCTAAATTACGTCCGGAGGGCAGAGTGATGAATAAGATTCCGGATTCGTAGGTAAACTTTAATCTGTGGCGCAGCTGCACTGAGGTTTTTTCTACTATCGCAGTCATGGCCGCTTCTTCTACATCCCACCATAACTGTGTGATGCTTGGATTAGCGTTCCGCCAGGCCTTTACCAGCGGTTTCAGTTCTTTCTCTTTCAGACCTTGTTTGAGAGCTCCCATGGCTTTAAGTGCCCCATCTGCCCCGCCATAACCTAAAGCAAGTTCCGCTATTTTTCCCTTTTGCCTCAGTGGGTTTGTTTTGGTGATCTGTTCAATCGGTACCTTAAACATTTGAGAGGCAGAGGCCTCATAGATCTTGCCGTGGGTTCTGAACACTTCCATTCTCCACTCTTCTCCGGCCAGCCAGGCTATTATTCTGGCCTCAATAGCTGAGAAATCGGATACCCTGAAAATGTTTCCTTCCCCTGCAACCAGAGCAGTCCTAAGAAGTTCGGAGAGGGTACCAGGTACATTTCCAAATAACAGTTCAAAGGTTTCATGGTCCCCTGACTTAAGCAGCTCCCGGGCCAGATCCAGATCTTTCAGGTGATTCTGGGGTAGGTTTTGCACTTGCACCAACCGCCCGGCCCAGCGACCGGACCGGTTGGCTCCGTAGAATTGGAATAGTCCCCGGATACGGTTATCTTTACAGCGGCTGCGCTCCATAGCCTCATACTTTTTAATAGAGGTTTTGGCCAACTCCTGCCTGATCTCCAACACCCTTTTGACCGTATCGCTTTCCGCTTGTTTAAGCAGACCCGAAACGGAATCTTTATTAAGGCTTTTGACGCCAATACCTTCTGCATCTTTTAACCACTGCTTAACCTGGGCAACGCTTTTAGGGTTGTCCAATCCAGTCAGTTTAATGGCCTCCTCCTCCAGTTGTTCTTGATGTTTGGATGCACAGGTTATAGCCTGCTGGACCAGCTGAATATCTACTTCCACTCCCAGGTCATTGATGTACTGATCTAAGCACCATATTTGGTGTTCGGTTTGGCTTATAGGGTATTTCTCTAAGGCTGTTCTGATGGTGCGCTCCGTCTCTACATCCTGGATGCAATAAGCTTTGAATTGTTCCCATTTAGTAGGAGAGTCTTTAGGGTAATTGCGATAGCTTGCTAAATAGGGATCATCAAATAGATATGTGTTGACCTCTTTTCTGCGTTTTTGTGGCACGCAGAAGAAGCGTATTAAAGCTGTACCGGCGCTGGACTTCTGCTTATCTACTGGCAGCTGTAGGGCTCTACCTACATCCGCTAAGGACATAGGTAGGCCGAGGGTAAGAGCGTGAACCATAGTACATTGCCACTGATCGGCAGGCATTGCCTGGCCAAAGTGCTTGGCCAGACAAGTCCTCTCGAAATTAGCGTTATAGGCTGTTTTTATGTCAGCAGGATCAAACAGAGATTCTACAACAAAATAAGGTATTATTTCACCCTGGGCCAGATCCACAATACGGATTGGCCCATCATCAAATGCATAAGCGAATAATAGGATCTGAAAACTATCTGATTCAGCATAAGGGTAAACTCCGGACTTCTTAAGGTCTATATCGCTATATGTCTCGATATCAATACTGAGTATACTCATAGCCCTAACCTAAGAAATCGTCGTCATCATCTTCCACAGCATCAAAATCATCCTCAGCCCGGCTCCGGCCGCCCAGGTAATCCCCATCAGCCAGCTTCTGAACATTGTTAAGGCCGCAGGCTATACCTCTATTGCCGGCTTTATTAAACGGATAGAAGTTTACCGATGCCCGGGCATAGCAGCCGGAATAAACCTCAGTGCTATCCAAGACGGGCTGCACGTCTTTATCAACTACACCCGGAGCGGTCTTGCTGGAGGCATTAACAAAATACATACCTTCATACTCGGGCTGATCTGGGCGCTCATCGTCTCCATCCCGGAGCGGCGTTTTAAGGCTGTTAGGAATTTTCCCGCCCCAGAGGGAGGCTCCGCCCTGCTTAGCGGCTTCAATAGCGTTATTGATTTTCTTGAGGGTAGCTTTATCGCTTTTAGGAATTAGCAGGCAAACGGAATACTTCGGGTCCTGGTCCTCTGATAGAGCAACAGGCTTAAACAGGTGTGCATAGGAAAGTCTCACTTTTCCGGTAATAACTTTTGTGGTCTGGTTAGTTGTAGTTTTACTCATTAAACATTCTCCTCTCTTTCATTAAAACGGTATTTCCGCAGCCATAAAGTCGTCTATTGCGGACTGCAGGGAATTAATTTCGGGGCGCTTATCGTTTTCCGGTACCAACGTAGGTTTACCAGCTGGCTTAATAACCAGCTCTTTAAGCAGCTCTTCAAATTTCTTTTTACCTAGTAGTTTTTCCATCGCGGTAATACCAAGTAGCTCAGGCTCTTTGTGTATTTGCTCTTCTTCGTACCCTGCTGCAGTTAAAACCTGACCGACAGCTATATCATCTGCATATTTCCTATTACTGCGACCTTCTACCAGTTTCCAGCCTGGATACTTAATGCCATGATCCCTGGCCTGTTCTAAGGCATATGTTTCCACATCGGAGGCCCAAGCTTTAAGCTGACTAACTTTCGCCAGTACTTCAGCTATTTCTTCATCTGTAAGTAGTAGGGGTTCTTGGAAATCTAGCTTTGCCAGTTCCAGGTTCGCTTCTGCCCGGGCCCTGCATGTAGCTTTAGCCCTGCAAAATTGACAGTGGTCACCGGCATAAAACTCACCGCCTCCAGCATCAGCTAATTGTGCTTTGGGCTTGAGCTTATTTTCAGCCCATAAAAGTAGACTTTCGACGGTCATTTCTTCCGTAGAAGTGCTGTCTAATCTGGGCTGAATAATCGTCATGCGTACCAGGTTAAACTCATACAGCATATCAAAAGTCGATATCGCCCCTAGACCGTATAATCGGGTCTGGCTGTTATTCTCAGCTGATATTGGTACCCCCTTTCCATACTTCAAATCGATTACTTCTAAGATTCCGTCTGAGATAATAACTACGTCACCGGTACCGAACCCGCCAGGTACCCACTCGGAGAAGTCTAGGCGCTGCTCTAACATCACCAGGGTATCCTTGCACTTCTTTTTAGCTGCTATAAATATTTCGGTAACCTGAGCAACATACTGGTCAACGTACTCCTCCATAGCGGGGGAGAACAATGGATTCTTTTGCATTTCGGCCAGGCGCTTTTTAAAGACGCTAGGTTTTGTCGTATTCGCTATAGCCCGGCTGAGTTTGAGTTCTGCCAGGGCGTGGGCAAAGGTGCCCTCCTCAGCAAAGGTGCTGGTAGAGTCTGGAAATTGCTGTTCCAACCTCGCGCTGGGCGTGCAGGCCATCCAGCGATGAGCCCCGGAGGCACTTAAAATAGCATGGCTCACTATATCGCCTCCGCTTCTTTCATCAGCTCAGGGTATTTTTCAGCGGGGATTTCAGTTAGTTTTTTTACTCCAAAACTATTTAGCAGCGCTTTAACTTCTGTCTGTTTCCCCGCCCGGGAAAGGTTTGCTAATTCTGCCCGCACCTGCTCTAAGGTAAATGTTTCAGTTTCAGCGGTTTCGTTCACAGTTTCCGCCGTTTCGTTCACAGTTTTGGCGGGTTTAGTATCATTTTTAAGCTTTTCGGTAACAGGGGGAGGAGCGATGGCAGCCCCACCAATCTCTTGTACCGCTGGGATCCTCAGGAGCACTTCCAAGTTGCCGGCTATGGCCGTGGCCAAAGCGTTTAGTGCGTCTACAATTTCCGGGGCTTGGATCTTTAGGGTAATCTCCATATTTATAAGTCCTCCTATTTCACTAATTTCAGTTTGGATTCTTCAAACAACGTGGGTACTTGGATGCTGTCCCAGTCCACATCATCGGCCAGTACGCCGCGTTTTAACGTCCTCATGTAACTCATCTGTTTCCCTCCATTCTCCTAACTCCCCAGACCGCCAACCCCGCTATAACGAACGGGGACAGGCTGATGATGTACAAGTCTACTGCCGCGGCTACAAACGCCACGGCGGCGAAAACTAGGCCGTATCTGAGCCATGCTGGCATCAATCCGCCACCCCCATCAGCAGGTACCCTAGCCAAACACAGAGATAAATGAAGCCGAAAAAGCCTATAATCAATATGCAGGGCATCAGGCGGTCAATCAGGGCCGGTTTTTTCGCTTCTTCCATGCTACGCCTGGCCATAGCTCGCTTTTCATCCTCAGATATCTCATACGGGCACCTACCACCCCAAACAGGGTCCCAGGGCCGACGCTTTTGGTTGAATCGTGCCCGGACTTGGTCGGCCGTCAATTCCTCCTGTTCGAAGCTGGAAAGCCTAATTTCCTCATATTCCTCCAGGCCTTCTTGGATCTCTTGGCTGGGATCCCCGGTCTGCCTTTTCATGTTGACAACATTACCCACTGCATTACCTCCTTACTGAGAAAACCGAAATGATATGAAACGGATATTTCCAAATTCCAAGAGCAACTTTGGCGGCAGCTTGTAATGCGGTATCAGCACGGACTTTCACTGTACGAACGCTTCTTCTGGCTCTCCGATAATTCCGGTACCTTACTTCCCATTCCAATTCTCTGTACCTCCTTAGTTGGTATCCACTCAGCCCAGGCTACTAGACGCCCTGGGCTAATATAATCGTGCCGGGTATAATCCCTTTTATTGACGATCACCGTACCGCCCCGATAGCGGTCTGGGTGTTTGCGCTTACGACGTTTCCGAGGCACGGCGGTCACCTCGCTCTCAAATGCTCCTCGCACACATCCCGGTAATGTAGTCTCCCGCACCAGCGGCAAACTAGATCGTTGTATTTTTCCATCACTGGCACCATTTCCATGTAGCCTTGGCCCACCATGGATACAACCGCTTCCAATATGGCTTCGACAACCGGATCCTCTGGAAGGTTATAATCTTTTCTGAGCCTGGCCTTTAGCTCCGGCCGGTTGTCTATATATTTCTGTTGCGTATCCTGGGATTTCGCGGCTTTGACCTTATCCCGGGTGATGCCCAACTGGGAGCGTTTCGCATAGATTTCCGATTTGGTGCGCTGGAGGGTGATGGCTATTTCCGCGTTGGATTTGTCTTCAAAACAGAGCTTTCTAAGGGTCTCTATTTGTTCATCGGTCCATTTCATGTGGCATATCCTCCCTCTTTTAGATTTGCGGCTAAAAATGCTTCCGCGTCCGCTTTTGAATCGAACTGAAAGCATATCCCGGTTTCGTTTATGGGTTCTCCAATCACGTAGTATCTGAAATCAGGAGTACCTGCACTTCTGCCCATACAACCTCTTAAATCTTCCGTAACGATCTTCACGCCTATTTCACCTCCCCTTTGTTCAAGTTCTGGGCAAGTACCAGGGCTGCTTCTCGGTTTGGGGTATAGCCGCCGGCATACTCACGATTGCCGGAGTGGTCTGTTTTCTGCGCGTCTATCAGGCGGTAGACTGCATACATCTTTTGACCATCAATAATGTTACTCGTCACTCTCCACTCACTTTTCACGTTTTTACCTCCTAACCTTTGATTTTTCTTAGTACCCCGTACTGAGCGGGTTTTTCTTTTTGGCCAATACTCTCGGCCTCTTGATCTGCGATCCAGGCGTCCAGTCCTTCCTGGCTAAACAGAACCCGGCGGCCAACTCTAACGCAAGGAACGACTTCTTTCTTTGCCTTTTCAAGAAGGGTCCAGTATGAAACTTTCAAATAGTCGGCGGCCTCTTGGGCTTCCAGCATGTGGCGAGCCATGGGCTTGTCCTCCTCTCTAAATAATTTGTTTGTTGACCGTGAAGATTTCATCTTCCGATACTCCAAACGCTTTAGATATCGATATTCTGCTATTTTTTTGAGGGTATCTTTTGCCGATCTCCCAGCTCCAGTACACCTTTTGCCCTACATTGCATGCTTCCGCCGCATCTTGCTGAGACCAACCTTTTAACACTCTCAGCATTTTTAGTCGCTGATTCCAGGGGTAGGTATTTAGCTTTATTTCCACGAAAATCACCTCTTTTATGACGTTTAATTACGTCAATTTATGTTTATGTCGTTATTTTACGTCATAAACACAGGCATAGACAACAGTCAAATACCGTTTATTTACGTCATAAAAGGTCGAAATTTAAGAATTTATTCCATATACTCTGCTGTACTTGTATTTACGTCAAAGGAGGTATTTTTTATGAGTGAAGGAGGTAAAAAACCAATCTACAAGCGCTGGTGGTTCTGGGGATTGGCGATCGTAGTGCTGATCGCCTGGGCAGCATCCGGTAGCAATAACAAGGACCAGGGAGCCGGAACAAAGGACGGAGCGTCTACCCCGACAGTATCAGACAAAGCTAAAGCTCCTGACCTGGAGGTAGTGGAACATAGCGTACAGAAGGAAACCTATAGTACGAACATTGTTGGTGTTGTAAAAAACAATACAAGCAAACAATATACCTATGTCCAGGTCGAAATCAACTTATATGATGATTCCGGCGCCCAGGTTGGTAGTACTCTTGCCAACGCCAACAACCTCGAGCCTAACGGGACCTGGAAATTTAAAGCGATAACCTTAGAAGAGTTTGGTAACTACAAAATCAAAGATGTGTCAGGATTTTAGATAACCAAACCAGACCGGGAGAAATCCCGGCTTTTTTTTAATTATTTTTATTTTAGGTATTGCTTTTTAATTAATTAGGGTATATACTTATACTAAAGAAAGGGGTTGACGCGAATGACTTACAGCGAATTGCAGGATAGACTCCATGGATTAATTTTCAAAGCAGCCTGGGACCAGGATAACTTTACGGAAGAAGAAAAACAAGAAGTGCTGATGTTGCAGGAAAAACAAAAAGACTATGATGAATACTATGCAGAAGAAGCCCTAAAAAATTGGTATAGGAGGAACATGTAAATGAAAAAAGCAGGACGCCCGGCAGCTCGAAAAAGAGCGGGGCAAGAAAGGGAGGAATTGAGAATGACTAATCTAAATGAATCCAATGTATTGTTAAACACCACTTTTGCGGACAGCCTGAACGAAGGCGAATTCATGGTTAAAATAACAAACCATGAAAGAAATGTAGTGTATGGTGAATGTATCGAGGTAGAAATTCGCCACAGTGAAGATGAAGAACTTTATTTTCACGGCACTTACGAAAAAGAAGAGTTTCCTGGCAATTTCTTTGAAGTCCTACCGAATGATTGGGATTATGTTGAAGAAAAAATCCGTGATTTTTCGATGGCGTGGGAGGGATAGATATGGATAAAAAATCAGTCGGCCGTCCGGCCATGACCGAAGATCAAAAGCGTAAGCCCCGTAGCATCAAAATGTCAGACCAGGAGTGGCAGGAATTACAGAGGAGAGCAGCCAAGGCAGGCGTAAGCGTAGCTGAGTATATTAGATTGAAAGCACTGGCCGGGGACTAACCCCGGCTTTTGCCATTAAACCTGACCTCTTTTATTAGTTATCTGATACACAAATCTCTCTATAATGGTATCTAACTTCTCTTTTTTCAAAAACGGGAATTTCTTGACCAGTTGATTTAATACCCATTCCTTTTTCTCTTTGCCTTTACCCTCGCCTATAAAAACCATCTCAGCCGCCGCCACCAAAGTTACCACCTCTTCTTGCATGCTGTACTTGCGAATTAAGCCAACCAAGAAAAGCCCCAGGGTTATGAGCACCCCGTAAAACAGAGATTCCAAAGCTAGTAATCCAATAGCTTCCACAATATCTACCTCCTTATACTATTGTCGCCGTATTACTAGGCCCGTCCCATACAACCTTACGGCCGATAGCCGCTGCTAGTTCATTAATTTTCGCATAGCCGTTGCCATTTTGAATGACTACTGGAATTTTATTGGCCCCGACGATAACAGAGTTAGTGTTCGCATCCCATCCGTACTGTGATCTTAAAGCTATCATGACTGCCTTTACCGGTGCATAACTGCGGTTCTCGACAATGATGCCCTGGAAAACTTGCTCGCCGATTTTAATATTAACAGCCGGTTGAGTCAAGTCAGCAAATAGTCTCTGCCATGGAAAGCTGGCCCCTGGGCAATTGGGACGATTAACGCTGTCAATTCGATAGTGCCCTATAATATGATCGGCGTCCGCGGGAATCTTATATTTTGCTATCAATTGCTTGTGCAACCATAACGTAGCTTGGTATTGGGCTTCGGTCAGTTGGCCACCGCCTAAATTCTCGTGTTCTATTCCGATGGTATAGCGATTGGGATTTGTTCCATCATATAAGGACCAGTTGGGCTTATTTACAATGCCTGCGTGCCAGGCGGCATTCTCATCTGCCACCAGCTGATAGATTTCTCCCGCCCGTGTCACCAGATAATGGGCAGAAGCTTGGGCCGCCGGATTCTTCATCCAACTCAGACAGCCCGGGAAATTGCCAGCGGTAATATGATTCACGATCGCAGTAGGCGCTCTACCCCTGCGGCTTGAAAAATTTGGCGAAGGACTCCAAATAATTGCCATGTTTACTCACTTCCTTTCTGATTTTGTTCTGGTTCAACTGGTGTTGCGGTAGTTGCGCTTCCAATATCCGTACTGCCGCCATAGCCGAACATGCTCGCTACCCCACTGATAATGCCAGGGATGAGCCCCACCATCCGGAATTGCTTACCCAGCAGCGAGCTACCTCCCGCGATGATGCATCCGGTCAATAGCCAGCCTAACTCCTTGTACTGCCAATCAAAGCCCAATAGCTTGAATAAATCAAAATGCCCCTGCCAGCATACGGCAGAGGCGATACCCACCAGGATTATGTAGGCTATAGGAAGCTCAAATTGGTCTGGTAGGTACGGAACCCGCTCCATGACCGCCTCCAGTACCCGGGTGAGCTGGTCGACCATGACGGCGAGCAAAGCTACTGCTATAAAGGCCAGGGCGATGTCTGTTAGCCCGTAGTTGTACATTTCATCACCTCGGCAGACTCTGGATATACCAGATTAGAAACGCCCCTAGCCCCGTCCCCCAAGCCATGAGGAGCGCTTTTATCCAGTTGATTAAACTGTCTAGTTTTTTACACAATTCCTGCACAATGACAGCCTGTGCGGCAAAGCCGGTTTCTAATGCACGCAGACGGCCTGCATGGTCGTTGAGTCTGTTTTCGACTCTTTCCTGCTCGTCCATCCCACCGTCCCTCCCCATAAAAAATACCGCCCCTATTCGGACGGTTCTTCCCATATATCGCCGACTCTTTTTTTGCCCAGCAACGATTCATCCAAACTGGCAATCTCTATCATATCTGACTGCTCGATAGCTCCCGCCGTTTGAGTCACAGCATAGCAGATGCTGTTTTTATCAATTTGTGCATAGTACATCTCTATCCACCTCCTAATAAAACTCTATAACTTCATAACTAACAGTTGCATCCGCGTCAGATGCTTCGCGAGTGGCACTGACTGTTGTTCCGCTTGTTAATACGAGCCTAACAAAGTGATGACCTGTTGCGGGTGTACCTGACACTGACTTGGATTTCGAACTTGCCCCTACAAGATTAAGCATAGTTTTATTAACATTAACCTCAGATATAGAGGCAGTAGCACTTAAACCAGACAGAACCAAAGTGCCACGCTGAATTGATTTTATCGCAGAGCCGTTTTTAACGATGTCTTTTTCGGCAATATACGCCACTTTCGCATGCAGGCTCCCCGTGGCGCTGGCCGCGTCTGTCCTCAGCCCCACCTGCCGCCGAGTAAAACTCATAAGAGCTTCAGGTAATCCAAACACTATAAAGCCCCTCCTTTCAGGTACTCCCCTGACCAGTGATAGGTTATAACGTCCCTGATACCCCCGTCCGGACCATCCCCGGGTGGCAGATACCGATACACCTTGCTGACGATTTCCCCGTCGTAGATCACAGTCGTGTAGCCAGTTCCGGCGTATATGGCATGTATCAGTTCGCCAGATTCACCGCTGAATACTTTGAAGTGCAGGGCATTATTTGAGGTCCAAGCCCCGCTTTCTCCAGCCCTGTAGTAGGCCGGATAGTTGGCATCCTGGGCAGCCTCTCCGACCCAGTCAAGTTTGTTTGTCGCATCGCCATTTCGTACGACCACCAGCCAATATTGACCGCCAGAGGTCAGGCCAGATAGCCCGATCGGCACACTCCAATAGGCAGCGGCCTCCGGTAAAAACTCCTTTGGCACTACCACCTGTTTGAGCAATGCTCCGTCATCCCCCGTTATAGGATCCATACCCTCTCTGATCTGAACTATCAGGTCAGCCCCAAGCCCGTCCCTGTCTACCTCCAACTCTATGCGTCCTATCTCTGTACTGCTGGTGAGCGTAAACCGGGTACAGCAGCTGTAGTTGGCTATGTTGTTTTCGACCACTCCTGAACCTTCTTTTACATCCCTCTGAACGCCCTCGTATATAAGCTGGAAGGGCTGGAGGGCAAGCAGGCTATTTAGATTGGCCTGGTTGAGAATTGTCAATCCATCTTTAAAAGCATGCAACGTCACTGTCTACACCCCCTGGAATTTGATTCGCACTTCGACCGTCAGCGTTTGGTTACTGGCCTTCCGGATGCCGCCGGGGGGTAGAATCCGGTTTAGGTTCAGGCCGCTGTCCTTCATCTCTGTCCCGGCCAAGAATACGCCCATCTCTGACCACTCACCGTTTGCCTCGCCGGTGAGCAGAAAGAATCTCAGCCGGACCTCGTTAAGTTCCCGGGTCTTGCTGGTAAGAATCTTCCTAAATCCCTCAGCCGCTAGCTTTTTATCGCCGGTGATGGCTCCCGTGGCGCCGGTTCCCATGGCAAGGTATATAGCGTTTTCCTGTGGGATTTCTCCAATAAAAAGAGCGGACAACGAATTGAGGCCGCTTTGTGTTATGAGGTTGTGTTCTTCCCGGGTCTCCAGTATGTTTCCGTCTTTGCCGCGCCAGACGAATAGCCAGGCGCCGGAGACGCCGATGTTTTCTTTCATGTTCAAAAGCCCCCTTTCAAGGGAAAATGTGGAATCTTTCTTAATCAACTCTCGCTATTCCGTTAGCGCGATAACTAACTTATCATCTGAAGCGTTAAACTCTGTCCAGGCAACAAATCAAACCACGCTATTGCACGTTTGTTTGTTCCGTCATACACCCAATCAACATCAACTTTTCTTCCCATCTGTACGCCTTTAGGTGTTGTGTTTGTATCAAATTTGAACGTGATACCTTTTACGGCTTCATTGCCCGTATTTTTAATATACACCTCGTTGCCCTCTACGTGATACTGTAGGTGCTTGTTTAAATAGTTATACCGTTTTTCATATTCAGATCTTGTTATCCAATATACATTTTCGGCATTAAGTAACCCAAGAAAATACATATAAAAATCATATATATTTTCTCTAGTTTCACCTATTGTTGAACCCTTCCAATCTATACTTTCCGCTTTATTCCAAATTCCAGAAGTGTGATATTCCGATGCAAAAAAATCGTGTATATATCCCACAACAGGCAAAGATAATTCCTTGGCACTATTAATTATTCCTGGAGTTACACTATCATAAGCATCTTCTTGCGTAGTCTGAAAAAAAGCAGTATCTACTCTACCCATCCATTCGTGCATTAACATCGTCCCAGTTTTAAGAGGCATTTTTTTTGCTGTTCCACCCATTATGTCATTTGTAACCTCAAAAGTAGGAAAATATTGATTGCTGCATATCGTAATACCATCTTCTTTTGCCGCCATATGCGCCGAAAGAGGTGCCATATTAGGCCGTCCTGTAAGATAAACAGCTTTTGTTGTTAATGCGCCCACCTCTTTTAAATCTTGCACACTGCCCCAAATTTCTTGATATGCGTCTACATATGTGTATGTCACACTAACCGTTTCTCCGATATTGTCTGGATGAAACCTTATTAACCCAAGCGAGTTTATATCTGCGGCATCTCCTGTATACTGACCGCTCACACACCTATCCTTTCTAAGATATTCACCATTAGGTAACCGTCATTTGGGAACGTCTCCCGATTTCCGTCCTGGTACACTACTCTAAACTCAATTCGATATAATCCGGTCGTTTGAGTTTCTTCAGCTTGCCAAACTAGCCAGACTTCACCAGTTGATGCATTTTGTATATGAGCCGCCCGTAAAAACTTAATTACTGGCTGGCTATAGAGCTGTATTGCTACCTGCACGGTTGCACCTGTGAGGTTGACAGGGTTCCCAGCGGCGTCTTTGAGCCTCGCCTTCATGGCCGGCTGGGTATCATCCTGCTTTATATTTATCGTCGTCACTCCCGGGCCACCTCCTCATATACGCAAACGGGG